TTTCTCCCAATTTTGTTTCTTATTAAGTCCTCTAGCTTTTTGGATTTGCTGTACAGCATAACCAGCAAATGAGTTCTTACACCCTTTGGTGATAAAATCAGCCTTGTGGTCCAACACATATTGGAATAATGGATGTTTTGTAATGATACAATCTTCTGGTGTGTTAAGCAACTCTAATACTGTCGGATTTGAGCTTCCCATTAGTTCTAAGAACCTTTTTAACTCCCAACCAGTATAATCCTTATTTACGTTTAATTGTTCAACGTAGCCAGTCCCTAAGATGTAATCTTGTGGTAGGATATATACAAACTTTTTGTCAACATCAGATGTTGGTGTTTGAGTTCCGTATGCTTGTGACCCAATGATACATTCAAATAAGATAAGCCCATTTTTTTCTAAAAATTCGTGTGTAATCTTTTCCATTTCTTTTACCCTAAAAATTCTTTTAATTCTTTTTCTAATTGTTCATATATGTTGTCTCTAACAACACTATCATCAACACCCCATCTAATCGCATCATCTTTTATGTGTTGAGGTAACATATTGAATATTTTCAATAGTTGTTCATGATTTAACGATACATCTGTCAAATCAAATACTGTGTCATGTAGTGAATCAAAATCACCTTCTTCCCATTCTACCGTTATTTTCATAATCTCCCTAAACTTATATTTTGTTCTACCCTTATTTCACTATTTTTCAGTGTCCAAATTTCACCATTGTTCATAGCACATGTGAACATTAAATCATGTTCTTGTGAGTAATCAATAACTAAAAAGGCATAGCCTTTCATGTTATCTGAAACTCTAACTATTGGTATCATTGGATTTAACTGTAACATCATTTATTGTTTTGACAAATGTAGGTATATTTTTTCAATTATGCAAATTTAATTTGTAATAAATCCTTTTTTTATTGAATCGTGAATATATTTTGAATGATGTATGTTTTTTTCGTTGGCATAACCAATTGACATGTGCATACCAAAATATGGTCTATCTAAACCTAATTCATCTCTAATAGATTGTAATAAACCTCTTTCTTCGTGTGGAATGTTTAACCACCAGTGTTCATCGTTTGTTTTAGGTGATAAATCCAATACTACTTCAATTTCTTTACCATCCCATTTTTTCTTAACTTCTTCCCATTTAAGTTCAACTTCTTCTGTTGATAAAACCCCATTTTGTGATAAATCTCTCATACTATCATTGATGAATGAAATGTGTGCACCACGCAACGGTTTATTTAGTGTAAGATTGTATCGTTTTTTTACGAACCATGCATAATATTCAGCAATATCGCCATCAAAAAATACCATAGCAATCTTCTTCCAAGAAGATTGGTTAGAATGTTTTTTTGTTTTGTTCTCTGGCTCGAATCCAATTTTTCCAGATAGTGTTATTCTGTCTTGCATTTTCAATATCATTATAAGTCATAGATATAAATCCTTTTTTAGGTATAAACGTCATTGGGTCATATATTAATGGTGTTGTGGTATAACCTATACATTCCATTATTTCAAAAAATTCATCTTGTTTTATTTGACCTTTTAAATCCAACAATATTTGAGCATCTATTTCTCTAGCTATTTCTTCACTTAATAAACTTATAAGTTGTTCTTCAGCATCAATAATACCATACCTACCCAAATCATTGGCCATTTCTGGTGACCAAGTGGCTTTTAATCTTCTGGTACCAGTGGCTTTTAAGTAATTTTCCTCTGAAAACCCATGACCAAAAGCCCAATCTTTTAAAGTGTTCTCTGTTAACGTAACACCATGACAAAAAACCTTAACAAGAGTTTCAATTATCTCTAAACCCCATTCTTGTTCATGTTGTCTATTAAAAAAATACCACTCTTTTATAAAGTAGTATTTGTTTAAATAATTAACTATTTCTTCTCGTTTTTGAAAATCTTCCATACACAATTATAAGGAAGATTTTCAAAAAATCAAGAGTTATGCTAGTCTAAGGTTCTTTAAATAACCCTTTAAGAATGCGTTAACTGGACCACCTATCTTTTCTTCCCAATGCTTGTAATTAGAAGCATTCTTTTCTTCCAATTGAGATAAAGCTTTCTCAGATGGTTTCTTTTTACTCCATGGTAGCGTTTCTGGAACAAAGTCTGGGTACAATTCTCTATTGAACACTCTCTCATCCACAAGAAACACAAACGCTGTTAATTGGTCACCCAAATCTGGTTCATGAAACTCTTGCAACAAGACACCATTCTCACGCATAATTTGCATGTGTTTATTCAATGTCCCCAATTTTTCTGGGTTGTTGTTAGTTGTGCCACCATTCAGAATGATAAATGTTTTATCTTCATCAGCATATTTTTTATAAATCGCTTCGTGTGGTTTCAACCCCTCAACTGTTCTACCATAATCAACAACAGCATGTCCAAATTGAATACCTTGTTGAATTGGGGATAAATTGTACGGTACTAGACCGTACATTCTATATTCCAAAAACATTTCTGTTTTACGTGGCATAGAGTTTGTCTTTACACGACATAACGAAATACGTCTATAAAATTCTTGCACATCAATTTTCTCTTTGTAGTAAGATTCAGTATAGAATGCTTCTTGAGTATCCCATGAAGACAAATCTAATATTCTCATGTTGGCATCTAAACACCAATCATATCCAGTTTTAAGTATTTTTTCCATTAGTTTCCTATTTCAATTAAATGTGATATCGTACATTGTTCTGGTTTGTATATAATGTACTCATTATTTCTTAAATCAGCACCACCTTTAGCAAATACGCTATTGTACCCTTCTGCATCCATCACTTTTTGTGATAGTTTATAACAGCTTGAGTCATGATGCAAGATTTCTTTTTGTTTACCTAAATGTACATCATACAACGCTAAAAACGCTTTGTTATCACCACCATGAGCCCAATAAGACCCTCTCAAAGATGAGTAACCAATTGATTTTTGTGCTTTGTCAGCAAAATAGATACCATCACCAAACATAGACCCAGTATGTACTGCACCAGATGGTCTGATAAGCAATCCACTTTGCATAATGTTAAACCAGTTTTCATTTCTGGAGCCATGCCAGTAAAGTCTTTTCTTTTTAACTTCGGCTTTCTCCATGTTTTTATCAAATTTAACTTGCGTTTTGTTATTTCTAACTTTAAACACACGTTTCATTTGATTAACATTTGGTCCCATCAATTTCTTGATAAGTTCTAACATTTCTGTATCTGTTTCAACCTCAACAGTTAACCCCATTTGGTCAAGTATTGTAACTTCTTCAACAATTTCTTCTTCACCTTTGGCTTCAGCTTCAGCAGCTTTTTTAGCAGCTTCTCTTTGTTGTTTAATCAACTCAACTTGTCCAGCCATTGTATCCAACGCAGATTGCTCGTTATCGATTAATCTTTGTGCATTGGTCAATGTTACATCATTGCTAACCTCTCTAAACAAGTGGTCTTTTACATTATCCATTCTTCTAGGGATAATTGTATATAGTTTCAATAACATATCGTTGATATGTTTGATATCTACACCTATTTGTATCAAACCACTAATATTTGTGATAATCTCTTGTGCAGCATTAACTTGTTGTTCAGATACAGCTTCTTGAGTTACCTTATAGTTCTTTTGGATTGATTTGTTAGCAAATGACATCAATTCATCAATCAATTTTCTAACAATTTCGTCTTTGATGTTATCAACTTTGTTATTTGTTGGTTTAGATTCATCGACAACTGGTTCAGCTAACAAATCAGTTACATCAGTATACCCCTTTGTTTTGGACAATTTCTGTTTCAAAACACTATCCCATTTAGAGCTAGGTTTATATTCAGTTGTCAAAGACTTACCAACACGACCATATTCACATTTGATACGTCCATCTGATAATTCTTCCATGATGTAAACCTTGTTGCTGTTGCTAGTCATACCGTTATCTACCGATACATGTATAAGTTTAGCATATCTCAAACCATTTTCCTTTGTAATCATAATAAAACCATTTTAATAATACAAATGTAGTATTATTTTTTTAAATAACCAAATTTTTTTAGAATAAATCTTCCATTTCTTTTGGAACATCATCAACTATGTGTTTTTTCCACCAATTTTTAAACTTGCGTTTCATTTTTTCTTTGAAAAAATAGAACCACATATCTAAAATAGCAAATTTTTCACCCAACCATGTGTAATCTGGGAAACCATCAGCATCATATTCATACTCAGCACATGGATATGGTCTACCACGTTCATCAAGATACTGCCAATAACCATCATCTTCTTTGGTTATTTTATCAGTATATTCATCACCTTCATATTCAATCCATCTCCAATCTTTTCCTTCAACATTCTTTTTACCACGTTCTAGTATCATCTTTGAATAAGTTTTGATTATTAAGAACAAAATTATAGAAAACTTCTTGCAATCTTGTGTCTACCATGAAACCATTCACGTATACAACACCATTCAATATCTCAATTTCTTGACCAGCTGGTAATGGCATACCTTGGCCAACTTCAGCACTCTTTAACAATTTATAAACTCCGTTTTTTAACATACTATGGTTAATTTAAAGAACATTTCTCTTACTTTTGAAGAAATGTATTTATTTACTTCTTTTGGTTCAATTTGGTTTTCAACCATTGTATCCATTTCCTCTTTGATAACGTCATTTACAACCCATCTAATAACTTCACCCATTTTCTTAACATCAATAGGTTCTTGGTTAGGGAAAACGTTTTCTAACGCTTGTTTAAAACGACTTTCAGTTACAGCATAATCAACAAACTTTTGAATACCTTCCAATTTCTCAACATTAACAGCTGCAAGTGTTTTAACTTTAGAACTAGAGTGTTTTTCACCTTTCACTTTGAATCTGTTAACAACCCCTTTAAATTCAGCACTCCATACAATACCTTCACCAATCCCAGAGAAACCAAATGCTTTAGCAACTGGACATTCTTCTTCAACTTTGATAGTTAATTCAGATAACTGATTTTGTACCAATTGTGGTATGTTAAAATCAATATCAATTGAATATGTAGGGTAATCATCAATATTGTAAATATTGTGCTCTGGTGCTCTTAAATAAGTGTAATCAACCCAATATGCTGGATTAGCTTTCAACTCTTCTTCAGTTTCAGTATGTGGTGTAATTTTAACACCAAAGATAAAGAAAGATTTAGGTAAATTGCAAACACCGACACCTTTTTGAATGTTCCCACCAGCCCATTCACCGTAAATAGTGATTGTGTTTTTATATGGGTCTGGCCAAGGGATTGTTTTATCCATAACTTGTGCAAATAATTCATAAAACGCTTCTTTATTTGATTCAACAAAGAATGCAAATCCAGCATTATCTTTTTCTGGTGTGATAATATTCTCACGAGATTGGGCCCACAATTCTTTAGCGTTATAAGACACAGCAGCGTTAGTACCATGAATTTTCACAGTACCTTTGAATGTAATAGTTGGTTTTGGTAATGTAGGGTCATAAATCGCCTCACCATTCTCATCCAAACCAACAAAATTGAAATGTCTGTTGACATTAGAAACAACTGTTCTAAATTGTTCAATAGACGGAAACTTAATCATTTTTTTCATGTTATCCTCTGTATTTTTTAATTCTATAATTTAACGATTCGTTTATGTCGTTTTTAGTATTTATTTCACTAACGGTAATTGGTGTTCTCTCAGCTATTTTTTCCAAAGCATCTAAACGTTCCATACCGTCTTTTCTAGCTTCATCTTCTCTCTTATAATCTGGAGAAACGTCCCATTTAACATCGAACCCTTTATCTCTTAAAACATCCACAATTTCTTGTGCGATTGTTGTTTTACCAGTCCCTATTGGACCCATAATTTTTATTTCTATTTTCTTTTCCATGACTTTAAAAATTATATGTTATAGATGGACTTACATAATTAACACCATCCCAATTACTATATGATACACCATAACTAAAATCACCTTGTGTTATTGATGTTCCAAAACCGTATTCTATAAACATATGTGAACTTTTGAAATAACCACCATAACCTAAAATTAAATTACCAGTTAATATACCCATTGGGAATGATGGTGATACTTTCAATTCATAAAAATACTTATCAAAACTATCACTACTAGAACCCAATCCTTTTAACGTACCACGTCCTAATACAGCACCAACACCCACATTTTTATGGACAATACCAAATTCAACTGAATTGTAGGCATCAACTAAAAAATTATTACCGTTTGTTAGTGATATACCAGCAGAAATATATTTGCTAATTTCACATTTTGTTGAATCTTGTGCGAAAGAACCAATTGTCCACATGCACATTACTAATACTATTATTTTTTTCATTATTCTTATTTTTAAACTGTTAAACCTATTGCTGCATTTTGTATTTCGATACACTCGTCAAGTGAGTTAGCCTCTGATTTGTCATCTCTAAAGTGTTTAAACGCTGGATATAACAATGAATAAGCACCAGTGTGGTCAAAAGATAACCCAGAACACTTAACTTCGATGATAGTACCTAACAAATTATCTTGATTCTCCGTAATTTCAGCCATCAAAGACTCTGTTAACCCTTGTGGTCTTGTTTTTAACTTACCACATGATGTCTCAGCATTGAATGAACTGATTACATTTTCATTTTTTGTACCTTTTGTACCATAATTAAAACCAGTGATAACTAAATCCAACGCCAATTCCAACTTCATTTTGATTTGATGTGTTGGTTTCCCATCTTTCCACTCACCATCATATGCTTTTAAGATAGTTCCTTCCTCTCCACGACCCAAAATCTCTTGGAAATGTGTCATTGCTTCTTCATATGACTCAACAACTTTACCTTCAACGATAGATATACGTGTTACATCAATAGATTTCAACACTCTATTCAATTCAATCGCACGTTTACTATATGGTACAGTGGATTTAGCATCAAAATATTCGTCAACAGTGATTCTATCCCATACTGTATAACGTATTTTAGATAATGCTTCATCAAAATCACCATGTTTTTCAGTAAACGCTGCTAATTTCTTTTCATTTTCCTTGTCTGTACGACTATCTTTCTTACCACAGATGTCAATTATAGATGCAATGATACCATTAGACTCATAACGTGGTATACCATCCATAGTTAACTCACCATTTAGTACACAATCATCAAGTTGTGCAAGTTCTTCAGCAAATTTAGCACCAGTTACAATAGTAGGTTCACCTTGTCTTGATTCTAATTCTACTTCACCACCTCTAATAACAGCGTTGCAGTAACGACCATCCATTTTTACTTGCGATATACCTTTACCACCTTTTTCAAAAATCTTACGTGCTTTCTTTTCATCAAAAGATACAGCACCCATGTATGGTGTTTCTTCAATCAACCCTTTAAACACTTTGTTTATAAAAGTTGTACCCATACCAATCTTACAATCTTTATCTATAATACGTTCAATAATGTAAGCATCATCAGCTGATACGTTTTCTAACCAAATAGTTAGTTTATCAATAGCTAATTGACCAGTGATTTCACGGTTTGCAATCTGCATCAACATACCCAACGCTTGTTCTAGTGTCCAATCAACTTGGTTGTGAGTGTATTCTGGTACACGTTTGATATAAAACTTAACTCGTTTAGAGTTAGCCATATATAATACTCTTCTTAGTAACTCATTGTCTGAGTATTTTTTAAGGATATCAATCTTAGCGTTGTTACCACTTGTTGATGCAATCTCGTCAAAAATTTCTTTAATTTTCATGTTTTTATAATTTGATAATACAAATGTACAAAATTAAATTGAATCCACCAAATTTAATTTCAATATTTTTTCATTTTATATATATTTTTCTCTTCCTTCTGCATGTGTATCACACAGTGTTTTAATCCAATTCCCTTTTCTAACACTACCTTCTTCACCACACTTCTCACATGTTTTATAAGATAACCTTTCGTATTTCAAAATTACCTCTTGCATCTCAGTAGTAGAGTTTTTAATGTAGAAATTAAGCCCACCAAACTTCTCTTTTGATAAAACCATATGTCTATTCCACCCCATGACTAATAGTTCGTCTATAAGGTTCTTTAGCAACCCAAACCAACCCTCACCTACACCAAACATGTTAGGGTTGGTAAGGTTTACTTCTTTCCAGTTATAAACCCCACCAATTTCAATAAGATATTGTTCAAATTCTTCTTTACCCATGTTACAACATTTTATATAACGTTTTATCGTCATAGTTAAACATATATTCTTCTATACTGTTTATTTTATATTGAGCTAACCCAAAATACAACCCAGTAAACATTTTCAAATTGTTTTGTTCACAAACATCAAAAACAGCAGCTGCAAATTTTTTTTGCTCTTCTTTTGTGATGTTTTTTGGTTTAAAGTCTTGCAAGACATTCCATACAACATTTAATTTTATAACTAATAAATCATATGCTTCTTTAAGACGATACAATTCTTCTGTTCTTTCTGGGAAAGTAGCAGCAAACTCTTCTATCTCGTTAGTTTTAACGATAGTCAATATGTTGTGTTCAGCAGTTTTACCTTTCAAGTGGTGTACCGCAACATACGCTGGGTTTTTCACTTTAACACGGTTGTCGTTACCATCACGTACAACATATCCTTCTTCAGACCATGGCATATTCTCAAATGTTTTCAACAAGTGACCAACATTCGATGCGTTGATATCAAAAGATTTAACCAATGGCACACCCAATGATATTGCAACCATTTGTAAGTCTTTCCCAGACAACTCAACAAGTGTTTCTCTATTTCTAACAGTCAACAATGTCGCTGATGATTCACCATGTGGTTTTACCACTATGTTGTATGGTGTAGTTAACTCAAATACATAGATATAATCTTTATTCAACAAACATTCGTTGAATATGTATTTGTTGTTTAATGTATCCCAAAACAAATCGTTAAAAGTAGTACCATTTTTGTTGTTCACTTCACCCTCACCATTTGCTGTACCAGTAGTACCAGCATACCATGTCATATCGTGCCAATCATAATACACTTGTATCATAGTACCATCCAATTTTTCAAGTACTTTTGCTGTATTCCAATCTATTTTAACAGCGTTACCTTCTTCAGCATTGAAGAATTTTCTGAACGCCAATGACATTACTTTCCAAGTACCTTTTTCAAGGATGATTCCACGACAGTCTTGCATCTCTGGCAAACCCATAAGAGTTGGAGACACTAATTGGTCATACTTCAAAAGTATTTTGTGTTCATACTCTCTAGTTTTTAAACTAAAGTCTTTTACAGTTTTTTCCAACCCGTGTTTCAATAAGTATTCTTGTATTTTTAACATAAAACTATTTTTGATACAACAAAGGTAGTAATTAAAAATGAAATAACAAAATAAAACTTAATTTATTTTGTTATTATTTTCATCTTCGTTGTCTTTTTTTAAATCGTTGATTCTTTTGATGTAGTCATCATATGTGCTAGTTTCACTTACTTTTTTGATAAGGTCAGTAAATGCACCACCTTCAGCTTCTAACCCATCTAAAATTGTTCTAGCTGAGAACATTGAACATAAATCGGAGAATTTGTTAATATCATCATCTTCACCCAATAGTAACCCACTAATAAAAACATGTATAGTACCAATTTGTGACACAGAGATATCATTACTTTCTCTACCTTCCTCGATGAGTGATTGACCCATCTTCATAAATTTTGCACTTAAATCTAAGCGTCTATTTGTATTTTTCATAAAACTATTTTAAACAAAGTTACATAAACTTTTCCTTACTTGCAATAATAACTAGAATCAATTCTGATAGTCACACCATATTTTCTAGACAACGCATCAAATCTAGCATCTAACTTCTTATCAAAACCAAAACTTTCTTCCAACTCACCTTTTTCATCAACGAAATAAACAATGTATGAATTATCATTCCATGATTTTCTACCATTTAACCACATGTGGTTCGTTGTGTTCAATATTTCCAGAATAGTCAGCCAAATAAGTGTAACCCATAAAACCATCTTTATGTATCGCAAAGATTAATCTTAAATTTGTGATATCCAAACCAGTTTCTTCTTTTGTTTCTCTAACAGCGGTAATTTTAGGGTCATCATTGTCTTCTGGGTCCATCTTACCTCCAGGTAATCCAAAATCATTATGGTCATCTTTTCTAGATACACCTAAAACGTATCCTTCTGGGTTTATTAATATTACTTGTGCCGATTTATTCACTATCATATTTACTTATATTTAGATTTTCATCAATAAAAACATCTCCCAAATTAAGAATTTCTTTCGCATGGAACACTTCAACACCTTCATAAGGAAAAGCTTCACCAGTGTAATAAAAGAATCTTATTTTATATAACGGACCTTCAATCCAAATTATCTCACTTTGGCAAAGACCATAGTGTTTTAACTGTAGTTTAACTTCTTGTTTCATAAATTATCAAGATTTTTTGATTTCAGTAACAACACCTTTAATCATAAATGTTTTGATTGGTTGCCACTTCGTTATTTGGTTGCTCATAACTGGTTTACCACCTTCTGGATTAACAGCGATAGTGATATGAGGTATTTCGTTTTTAGTTTGGTAGCCACTAACTCTCACGGCCATAGCCATATCTGATATCCCCAAAGCTTCAACTGTCAAAGTAACTTCTTTACCCAAATCAGTTTTGTCTTTAAGTTCACCCATGTTTATTGTCATGTGGTGTGCAAACACTTTCCACCCTTCTGGTATTCTATCACCAACCATGGATAATAAAGTAGTTTTAGATTGGTTATCTAACAATACACAAGAGTACAATACATCAGATTGTTTGTACATGTCTTTTGACCCTAAAACACTTTGTAGTGTCAACGGACCTTGTGCTGTATGACTAGCAATCATCATTTCTATCTTATCTAATGGTACACCATGTGCATTTCTTTTAGCTAATTCAGCTGCTTCTAGTCCAGCAGTACCAATATCAACAAATTTAATGTTGTTATCAGCATACCCCATTTCCAACGCAGCAACAATATAAGCTTTCGATTCATTTTGTTTAATGTTTGTATTATCGATGATAACTGGAGATACACCAGATTTCATTGATGCAATAGCATTTTTTAAATTGGTTGAGTGGGCTCTACTCAATGGTGTAAAGTCTTTGGATGCTATCATTTTAGCAAAAAACTCATTGTAATCACCACCAGCTTCGATAACATCATCAGTAGAGTGGATAGTACCTTGACCCACCAACGATTTTGCTTTTGTAGATTTTCCAGCACCTGGGATTCCACGCATAACTATAAGTTCTTGATTCGGTTTAGTAACCGTAACACCTAAAACATTTTTAACGGTGTTTTCTCTCAAAATTTCTCTAATCTTTTCTTTCATATTACAAATGTATGAATAATGTTTCTAAAAAACAAATTTTATTCGTTAAATATTTTTTTAATTGACCCATCATCATATATCAAAATCAATAATCCTTTTGTTTTAATATCCACTTCAGAACCATATAAATTAATTACTTTAACAACAATACGCATTTTAAATCTATTATCAACTGAAATGATTTGGTGATATTTGAATTTACCATCATAATCAGTTTGTTTCAACCTATAATAAACAATCTTACCATTCAATTCATAATCATCATATTCATAAAATATTTGATGGTTAGAATTACCAGCACCATTTATTGTTGCTATGCTATAGAAAATAACACCATCTTGTGTTTTTTCAACATTGAAATAATTATTATTTGTTTCACTAGCTGTTGACCATATTAAATGGTTATATCTTTCGTTTTCAGTAGCTTCAAAATATAATAACTCTATTGGTAAACCCACTGGTGGTGATTCAACTATTGTAACATCATCAATATAAATTGATGTTGGACCACCATATACAGTATTTGCTAATATTTGAAAATACATGCTCCCAGTATACGTTGATACATATGTATCAGTCCATTGATACCACGTTGAGAAATTTGAATTACAATTTGAATTGCTATAACTGTCGCTTTGTAAAAGTGTAGTTTGATTTGATGTTTCGTTGGTGTTTATCGTCAATGAACAAATTCTTTTAGTCCATAATGTAATCAAATATGAATAACCAGTTTGTACATTTATAGGAATGTACAAATACTTACCGTTATTATTTGATGCACTAGATAATCTCAAAGCATATGCACCAGAACGTGCATTACCAGTACCATAGTTGTTTGTAGCCCAACCAGATGGTGTAGTGGATAACCAACCACTAGGTGGTGTAGAAGAAAACTGTTCGTTAACTATAGTAGTTTGACTTAGAAGCCATGTTGGTAAAAGAAGTAAGTATATTAATATTGTTTTCATTATGTTAGTTTTATTATAAATATACAAAACAATACCAATATTAGCAACATTTATGTTAATTAATATATGCGGAGAGCAGAGGAATCGAACCCCATACCAAAAGAGGTACGTCACGATTAGCAGTCGGACCCTATCGCCATCAAGGATTACTCTCCATTGTACCCCTACAGAGATTCGAACTCCGATACTGGCCTTAGAAGGGCCATGTCCTATCCAGTTGAACGATAGGGGCAGATTGTTGTACACCTACAGAGATTCGAACTCCGATTTATCGCTTCGTAGGCGATTGTCCTATCCAGTTGTAGCGATAGAAGGAATTGAACCTACTTCCCACGGATATGAGCCGAGTGTAATAACCATTATACGATATCGCCATTTAATTTTGCTCTTCGGGGGAATATCGAAATCCCGACCTATCCGTTAACAGCGGAGTGCTCTGCCTCTGAGCTACCGAAGAATATTTGTTGCTCTCCCTCTAGGATTCGAACCTAGGACCTATCGGTTAACAGCCGATTGCTCTACCGCTGAGCTAAAGGAGAATATAAAGTGGTCCATGTAGGATTCGAACCTACGACCTTCTCGTTATGAGCGAGCTGCTCTAACCGACTGAGCTAAAGGACCTTATTGTTGGCTCCAAGGGACTCGAACCCTTAACCTCTTCGGTATCAGCGAAGTGCTCTAACCAATTGAGCTAGGTGCCAAGATGATGGAATTACTTCCATCTTGTTTTTCTGTAGTGTTTCCAAGTTTTATACATTCTAACTTGATAACTCATTTTGTTTCCATAGAACTTAATACCTTCATCCCAATAGATTGGGTATAAATCATTGATTAACATGATTCGGTATTGTCTACCATTTTGTGCTTTGTTCAGTTTTGCTCTGTT